TTACGGCCAGCCGGCCAACAGGTCAAGCGGCATCTACAAAGATTTGCTCACTGTCGAATATCTCGGTCGCATGGATCACCGCCTGCTCTTCCAGCTTCTCCAAACGCTTGTGGATTCCGCCTCGCCAGTTGCGGCGTGTACGCTCCGGGGAGCCCGCCAGATCCCAGGTGTTCATGTCGTAGAACTCGGCAGGCAGCACGATCATATCGGTGGAGCGCTTGCCAACCTGCACGCCCTTCAACTTCGGTATGGCCCAGGCCGTCAGCGCCTTATAGATGAACAGTTGAGGTGCCGGCGACACCATGCGAGCCACCAGCCTGCCGATGGCCCCGACCTTGTTGGCCTTATGCGTCGAGTACTTGGCCACCAGCACATCCCACTGAGCTGGCTCAAGCTGGCGGTGCAGCAGCGCGTAAAGGCAGCAGTCGTAATCGAACTTGTCACGCACTGACAGCGTGCTGCCGGTTCCGCCCTGGCGAAGATCGGCGTCGATCAGCTTCTGCCAGGACTGCTTGGTGCTGTTGTCGATGTTGTCTGCTGCCAGCACCCGCACCAGGGTGCCCATCACGTCCTTATACATAGCCATGGCTTATCCCTCTGCCTGTGCGTTGATGATGCGACGACCTGGGCGGGCCAACACCATGTCCTGGCACGCATGGATCGCCCTGCAAAACTCGTCGCGCTCCATCGGATGTTCCGTTGGGAGCTTTAGGTACTCGTTCCACACGCCGGCAAGAAGGCCAGCGATAAACGCTTCGCGGTCAGTCAATACGATCGGCATGTCAGTCCCCTGTGAAGTTGGTGCCGCCGGCGCCGCGGCGATTGTTCTGGTTGTACTGAGCCGTCTCACCTTGATGAATAGGTCCGCGCTCCAACGACTTCACCACGGCCCGCACGCTCCGCAGCTTCAGCCCCAACTGGATCACGAGGTCCTGCATCAGAAGAGGCTCAAGCGTCTCAGCGTGAACGAAACCCGAAGAGTGGCAGCCGATGCATTCGAGCTGATGGAATACGCCTCTGATCAGTCCAGCACCATGGCATGAGGGACACTCGGTCATTGGTATCAGGCAGCGCACAAAGGCGGGGCCACTGCTCTTTTTCATCATTTTTAAACCTCGCCTATGGTTGATTCTTGAATGGCCTTGCAGCCCTTGTTTTCCGTGGCTTCCAGTGAATTACCGGAATCTCCCGTTCTAACGCCGGTCAACCCATGAATCAGGGCAAAGCCACGCTGGTCTAGATGCGCGTGCCACTTCTCCAAGGCATCACGCTTGCGCCCCATCACGTCGGACTGGATGTACACCTTCACGTTGTGTCCCATCGCATGATTGATCAGCAGCTCGCCGATCAGGTGGTCGATGCCGATATCTGCCCAACCGGTGCGGGCCACCTTGCGCAGGTCGTGACTGGTCCACTCACCACGGCCCAGGCGCGTGAATACGGCACTGGCCTGGCCCTCGCTCAGTGGCTTGCCGTTGCCGGCCGGGAACACGTACTGGCCGTCATAGCCATTGGCGTACTGCCAGTCGCGGTAACGCTTCAGGATTTCGCACATCTGCTCGGTCAGCGGCAGGTGATGCTCGACGCCGGTCTTGGTGTGGTCGCCAGGGATGAACCACTCACGCTCGGCCAGGCTGATGTGTGGCCATTGGGTCAGCCGGCTTTCACCGATGCGCGTCCCGTGGCAGAGCATCAGCAGGGCCAGCATGGCGTCACGCGGGTAAGAGATGAACACGTCGGCCAGCTGCTTGAGCAAGTCAGGCAGCTGGACGCCACGCAGCCGAGACGGCTTGATGCCGACCTTGGCCTTGGAGAAGTCGCTGAACTTGATCCCGGTCATTGGGTTGGACGCGATCAGGCCCAGCTTGAACGCTTGGCGGAAGGCCAGGGCCAGCAGCTGGAACACCAAGCGCACGTAGTCGATGGACAGCGCCTCTTGAAGCGGCCACATCAACTGGCTGTCGAGGGTAGCCTTGTCGACGCTGCTCAACGGCAACTCGCCCAGGCGTGGGATCAGGTGGCACTTGATCGCCGAGGCGCCGGTCTTCTTGCGCTTGCTCGACAGGTTGCGGTCACGGGCCATTCGCTCGGCGTACCAGGACAGCAGCTCACCGACGGTACCCCATTTCGACAGACTGGAGCCCTCGCCCGCTTCGAGGCGCAGGCGAATGGCCGGGAGTGCCGCGACCACCTGCTTGGTGTTCAGATCGGGATAGCTGCCGATCAGGTTCCACTCGCGCTTTTGGACCAGGTACCAGGACGCGCGGTCACGGGCCTTGGTGAAGCGCAGGTAGAGGCCGCGGTTGTCGGTGTCGCGCAGGTCGCGCGCGGTGCCGGCGGCCTGACGCTTGATTTCGGCATCGGATATCTTCACGACAGACGTCTTCACGCCGATACCTCTCTGGATTTCTGCTGTTCTATGGACGCGCCGCCATCCAAGGGCATCAACTCGGCGGCACCGTAAGCTGTATTCAGGGGCGCGATCAGCGGATGAGTCACAAGCCAACCTACGGTAGGCAAAACAAAAGGGTAGCCTTTCATCGTCAACGTCTGGCCCCTCTCAAGGCGTCCAACGATTTCCACCTGGCTTCCTTGTGGGATATCAGCGTCAAAAACTAGTGTCAGCGCCAAGTCACCCGTCTTGAAGTTATGGCTCATGCGGCCGCCCTCGTTTGTGGTTGAAGAAGGTAGGCCCGGATCGCCTCGATGGCGTCGAAGTGCCCACGGCAGACGATGGCCAGGTAACCCTGATCGGTCAGCGCCTGCAGGTATGCGTCCTGGGCGGGGGAAACGGCGGCGTCATGCGGCGCTGTGGCCTTGAATTCGATGTACAGCCCGAAGTAACCCCCGCGGGCCATCGGCAGCACCAGGTCGGGCACGCCCGCCTTCACGCCCTGCTCTTTCAGCTTGATTGCCACCAGCTTGTGCCGGTGCCCACCGTTCGGGACGTGGAAGATAAGCTTCGCGGCGGCCGGGTAGCGCAGGCTGATCTCTTTGATCAGGGCGGCCTGCTCGAGCCCCTCTCGGTCGACGGACTTGGCGCGTATTGGCTTCGGACTGAATGGTTTCGCACTGAACGGCTTCAAAGCTTCACCTTCCCTTCGCGGATCAGGATGTCTTGGGTACGCATGACGCCCTCGGCGAGAAACAAGCGGATCTCGTACTTGGTCAGTTGGCCAGGTGCGCGCAGTCGGCCATCGGCAATATCGTGGCAATAGCCGCAAGCCCAGGCGGCCTGGAAGTCGTTTGGCTTCATGCCCATGCCGCAGGTGCCGCCCAGACGGTAATGCGCCAGGACCGTGGTGGACGGCTCGCACGAGCAGCCAGGGAAACGGACTTGGCAATCGCGGTCACGGGCAGCGTTAGTGAGCTTGCTCATCGGGATCCACTCGCCAGCTTGGCGCGGAGTTCGGCCAGAGCCCCCTTGCCCACCTCCGGTGTAATTCGGCCATCAACCTTGGCTGGCAAAGCCTTGGGCATGGGCTGAAGCGGCAATCCATCGAGAAGACGGCGAGTCGTTATCGTGTAGTTACGTTCGAACAACTTGAGGCTGAGTGCAGTGTCGAGCTTGTTCAGGCTCTCAAACCCGCACTCTTTGGCCGTGTGCCATACAGCGTCGTGCGACCACTTCCCCTGGCCGGCCATGCTCGGGTGAGCATTTCGGACAGCTTCACGATGAGCAGCCGCAAGCGATGGCAATCCGAGCATTTCGGGCGACGGCTTGCACCACTCGATGAACTGCCCAGGGCTCGGGATGAAATCGGACACCTGCTTACGGGCCTTGATCATGCCGAACTCGATCTGCCCCTGAGTGCGAATGCCTTCGTCGAGGAACGCCTGCATCCACTGGACCTTCGCAGCCCTGTAGGTCTCTTTATCGGGCCACGCCTGGCGCCAGGCTGAGCGGATAAGACGAAGCTCAGTGAATAGGTCGTTGATTGCGGAGGCCATTTGGCGGCGCCCTTCGTCCTGGGGAGAAGCGCTTTCGTCTGCCGAAATAAATTCGCCTGCCTTGGGGTTGGCCCAAAGTCCCTGGGTTACGGCGGATACTTGCTTCATCACGATTGCACCCCGTTCTGCCAGTCAGTGCTGTCATCGTCGAAATCGGAGGCTGGTACGGTCTTCTGTCGAATGGGCGTGACATTGTTCGCTGCGGCGCGGACCTTGTCGTTGTTCACCCACTTGACCAACATGCTCACCCATTCGGCCTGGGTGTTTACTTGGTGTTGCGGTTCGTAGTGAGCAGTGAACGCGATGCGCACCTCTTCGGTAAACAGGTCGAGTGCCAGACCACGGTGGAATGCGTAGGTGGTCAGCAACTTCTCGTCCGGCGTCCAGTCGAGCGTCATCTCGCTAGGCATGCGAGGATCGACGGCCTCCTGCGCAGAGATAGGGTTTTGATCTTCTCTTCTCTTCTCTTCTTTAGGTAACGCACCACTAACGCTTGCACCGTTACCTTTTGCGTTACTTGCCTTGTGATTTGCCACGCGTTTTGCAGTGAGAAGCCTGTTTTTAGCGGTCTTGCCGTTGTGTCGGTCGAAATGGGGAAGGCTGATAACGCCATCCAGCTCGATCATCCAGGCAACCGATTTCATGTGTTCGCAGAAACCGA